TAGGGTTTTGTAATTCTGGATTACCATCAATTCTTCCAGGCATAGCAAACCCTCTACGGAAACTTCTGACTTGGCTTCTTGTTGCAACTCTTTGTGTTTTTGTTTCAGTTGTAGTTCTTCTATCCCGTGAACTTCCACTGCTTGCTACTGCGCCAGCAGGCTTTGCACCAGTATTAGCATTTGTTAGTTTTGTTATTTTCCCAGTATTAGTGTCAACTTTAAATTCGTTGTTTGGATCTACTAAAACTTTTTGACTTTGATCTGGACCACTTGCTAAATTAAATACTGGTCTTGATGTATCGTAGTACCCAGTTCCAATTCTATCATCTAGAAGCGCTAGTAGTCCTTTAGATGCGTTAACCTGTCCTAATTTTGGGAAACCTTTTGGCTTAGTTTTTTGTTGCTTTAAGTAATCATCTGCTAAGACATCAAGTTGTGCTGACTTTTGAACTAATTTTATATCATCCAAGTTTGTTGGATGTGCTCCTGGTTTCATATAGTCTGCTGCTTTAGAAAATTCTTTAAGTTGTATTGAGTTTAATCCAAGAGGATTGCCATTTTTATTGTTCCAGTCTAAAATGTTTTGAGGTCTACTCTTTGTATTCATATAGTTATTTAATAATCTTAAATCAAATCCTGCAGATCCCATTAAGTACTTAGCAGGACCTCTTCCAGATTGACCAGTTTTTTCTATATGTGATAGTTCAGATCTTAGTGCAGTGGCAATCTGTTTTTCATTATATCCTAAAGAAGATAGTTTTTCTCTTACAACCTTTAGTGGATCATTTTTACCTGAAGCAATATTTGCTGCTCTAAAACTTTTTTCTTCAGCATCTAAGGTTTTCCAAAGCAAGGAATTTCTTGGGACGTTTGTTCTCCAACCTCCACCTGCTTTGTTTATAGTGCTCATTGCATCTTTTAATTTAGATGGAACGTTTATTTTTTTATCGCTTACAAAAGAACCATCTTTTTGTTGTAGACCCATTTGATAAAAAACTTTTTTCATAACTTCTTGATATGTTTTTCCAGATGTGGTACTTCCAGCATCTAATGATTTTTTATCATGGAATAGTCCATCTTTATAAACCATATTTTCTTCTACAAATTTAATCATTCTTTGTTGACTCATATGAGTTGGTTTTGGTTTTTGTTTATTAATTGCAGCAATTACTTTATCTTTTTGTTCTTGAGGAAGTCTTTCTAATTCTAATGCAGCATCATTTGATAATCCTTGCACAAGTCTTTCAATTTGGGCTTTTGATTCTGGAACATTTTTAAATTTTTCAAAGTCTCCTAACTCTAACTTAGCAATACCTTCACCAGCACGAGCATGCATTGGGTGAAGTTTAGACCAATCTGTTTTTTCACCAGCCTTAAGTCGTTTAAGCATGTTTCCATAAACAACTTGTTCTTCTGGATTTAAATTAAAAGACTTAATAACTTTTTCTAGTCTTGGTATAGACTTATTAATTTCTGCTTTTATTGCAGCATCATATTCTCTTGGTGTCATACTTGCTGCAGTAGCAGAAGTTTCTTGTGCAAAGAACTTCTTTGCTCCACCCTTTACTCCAAGAAGATTAACTACCGCTTGCTGCTCCATACTTGGCATAGCCTTAGCAAAATCTCTAAAGCCAGATGCTCTATCAAATACTCCAGCAGTTCCAACATCTGCTAAAACATTACCAGATAGATTTGGTCTTTGCAAATCTTTATCTCCTCTTAGCGTTGATGCAACTAACTGTTTAACCATATCAGACTTTGAGAACTTGCCACTCGTAGAGGCTATTCTTGAATCATATGGAGACTCAATAACAATAAACTTTCTTTGTCCTGTTGCATCTGTTGGGTCCATCATTGTTTTAATAGTTTGTTTTGGAGATATTAAGCCATGAACTTCTCTTGCAATCTCAGTAGCACGAACTTCTGCTAAAGCAGTTTTCTCATCTATTGTTGGTTTTACTACTACAAGTTGTCCGTTAGGCTTTCTATATACCCCGCCAACTCCACGTGCAGGGAAACTTCTTCCTGAGAATGATTGAAGCAATGTTCCAAAGTCACTTGGAGGCATAGTTCCATATGAACTAGATTTTACACCATCAGATATCTTATTTAATATTTGTCTAGACTGTGAAGCCTCTGCTGCAGATGTAGGCATTCCAACAAATTTTGATCCAGATTGTTTTTCTGGATGTGCACCAGGGTAAGCAGGACGCTTTACCTTTTGCATTATCAAATCATTAGTAGAATAACTAGCACGACCAAGAGGAATTCTTCCAGCCATAAATCCTGGAACCTTATCATTAAACATTGCACTAATTAAGCCTCTATATTTATCAGTAATCTTTGTTGGAATTACCGCTTCTCCTGGAGCAAGCATTGCAGGTTGAATGTCTCCCGCACCCTTTGGACCTGGGACAGTTAGAATTCCATCTTTATATTTTTTAACTGGAGGCAACTTTCCTACTGCTCTTTTTGCTCCTCCCATTCCCCCAGCAAATAGTGCTGGGTTCTGAGATGCCATTGCTCTCATTTGTGTGCTTAGTGAATTATAAGATGAAGCAAGAGCATTGACAGATCCCTTTTCAACATTAAATACTTCTATAAGTCTTGTGTGAGTTTGGTGCAATTGTTGAGAAGAGGCAGCATTTTCTATCTGCTCTTGGGTCATATAATTAAAGCCTGCGCCCATTACACTTGTTTGTCCGTTTAACTTGGCAATTCCTCCACGAAGCATCGCAAAGAATTTAATAACGTTTGCAATACCATTTGCAAGCAAACCAAAAGTCATAAGCAAGATTGGTCCTAGTCCTGCAACAGCACCAACAATTATTGCAATAACCTTTTTTGTGCTATCGCTAAGACCGTTAAACTTTTCAAACAAGGTTCCAAAAAATTGAACAACTGGAGTTAATGCTTCTAAGAATACTTTTCCTAATGGCATAATATCTTGTTTGAATTGCTCTACTGCTGCCTGGAATTTTACACCTACTGAATCTTCAATCTTTTTCATTTCTCGCTCAGAGAGGATTGCTAATTCTTCTATTGACTTGCCTGCTAAATCAAATGCACGTGAGGCTTGGCTTCCATCTTTTGTAACATTTTGGAAAAGTGTTGACAGACGAGAGAACTGAAACTTTCCAAACATCTGCTCAATTGCACGAGCACGATTGAGTGGATCTAGTGTGTCAAGGGCTTCTGCAAAACCAACAACAGTTGCTTTAATGTCTCCACTGTTTCCCTCAACGATGGCCTTAATATTAATTCCAAGATCAGCAAGAAATGCACTTGCTTTAGTAGAAGGATTAATTAATGCTGCAAGACCAGACTTAAGTGCGTTAGCGCCTTCTGATGCATTAATTCCACCTTCCTTCATTGCTGTTAGGAAAAATGCAAGGTCTTCTACAGATCCTCCAAGTTGCTTTACAACTGGTGCTGCTTTAGGAATTGCAATTGTCAAATCTTCAATAGATAAAAGTGTTTGGTTTTCTACTGCGTTAAGGAAGTCAATTTTCTTTGCAAGTTCTTCGCTTGAAATACCAAATGCGCTCTGTAAAGAAATAGTTGTTTCAAGTGCTTGCTGTTGTTCAATCTGACCAAGTACTGCCAACTTTGTTGCTGTTTCAACCTGAGCATTTAACGCTGATCCTTGAAAACCTGCTGCTGCAGCAGTTGCTGCCATCTCAACAGTCTTAGTTACTGATACGCCATACTTTGTATACTCAGTTGCTAATCTTCTTATATTTTCTACTGCTGCATCTGTTTCTGCGTCATTAGTAAATGCATTTCCATACACACGTTTGAACTTTACAATTTCTGCTTCAAGTTCTCTAAATGTTTTTGCTGCTGATGCTCCGAACAAAGCAAGTGGCATTGTGAGACCAACCATCAACTGACGGCCAGCCCACTGAGTGTTCTTACCAAAGTTAAGGAGTTGTGTAGATCCCTGCTTTAATAATTGATTCAATAACTGTTGACGCTGTGCTGCGTATTGAATTCTTGTGCCAAGTTCAGTAAATTTACCACTAGCCATTTGAAGGCTTTTAGGCATAATTCTAATTGCATCCATAAAGCCAGAGTTGGCTTTGTTCATCTGAATGTATTGTGCCTGTAGTGCCTTAACTCTGTCTCGTCTTGCACGGTTTATAATTTCTCGCTCTTGTGCAAATGCCTTGCCCATAACACGAGTATTGGCAGTTGCTGCTGCCATAGTGTATCTATAGTACTCACGAAGAGATAATTTATTTTTTTCTAATGCAGAAGTAAAGGCGAGTGTGCTTCCTGCAACCTTAACTTGACTTGCAGAAAACTTTCCTGAAGCCCCGATAGATTGTAGGAGTTGTGCGTTTAAACCTTTTTGTGCATTCGCTGCAGCCAGGTTACCTTCAGCAAGTGATTGATGAAACCTGCTAAGGCCTGCCTGTAGTTGACGAAGTTGTGCAAGAGCAGCAGCCGTATTAAAATTAATATTTATATTAGAGTTTACATCTGCCAATTCTCAATACACCTCTTTTTATTTTTATTTATTTAACGAACTAAGCAATGCTCCTGAATCAGAGTTTTGAAGCCCTGACGCTACATCGATAATTTGATAAACTGTAGGAAGGTCTAAAAGTTCTTCTAGTCCTTCTTTACTATCTGCCAATTCTGGCTTGAATTGCTTCATTGCTATTTGTGCACAGTCAATAAGAATGTCCATTGACTTATTGTTATCATCTGATGCCTCTGCTAAGAGAGCAAACTTAGCCATAAAAGGTCTAAGCAGTGATAACTTAAGTGGTCTTGCTAAAATTTCTGTTCCGTCAATTAATGTGATTGTCTTGCTGTTTGAAGGCTTGTCAGCCATAATTTCCTCCTTGTAGGTTAACAGTTAATTATACCACGCTGGGGCTAGTTTTTTAATCTATTTTTTCATAGTCTAGGCCCATGCCAATTCCAAACCCAGCCTTTTGTGCATTGATTCCTTGCAATGCAACAATGTCTTTAGAATCTGATGCTTGCCCTCCGCTAAACACTCTAGCCTTCATTTCTTCCCAAGCATTCTGTTTACCACTTGACTTGTCTAAATCAACACCTTGCATTGCAGCAAGAAACTTTTTATGAGAATAGTCAAGATCTCTCTTAACCTTAAGTGTTGCTACTATCTCTGGCATTGACATAGATGATTCTAAGTCATCATAGTCTTTCCATATCCCCAGCAAAAAAACCTCTGATTCTATTTCTGCTAAATCAAGTTCATCCCAGGTTGATCCGCTATCTTTAGCCTGATCTTTTACTGGCTCTTCAGATTTTTCATTTATCTTAATGCCTGCCGAATAATCTAAAAGTTTATAGATTGTTGGCATATCAATATTATCTTCTAACTGGTCTTGAGTCTTTATGCTTGGATAATACTGTCTCATTGTTATTGTGGCACAGCGACATAAATAATCTATGGCTTCTTCATCATTTTTTGCTTTTTTTACATTTTCAAACTCTTCTAAAAATAACTTTAAATATTTTATTTTTAATGGGGTTATGTACAGTTCTGTCCCATCAAAGAGTTCTATTATAGATGTCTTATATATTTCTGTAGGCATTATATAAGTATACCAAACAGAAAGGCCCAACCCCGAAGGATTGAGCCTCTCCTATATTAAGTTGTATTATGATACTAATGAGATAGTACGATCTACGATCTTACCGTATGATGCGTCATCATTTGGAAGAAGACGGAATGATACTTCGAACATTGTCGCTTCATCTCTCTTTGCAGATACTGTAACGCTTTCGATTGAAAGTGCACGGAATGCTACATAAACTCTTTCGAGTTCATCTGATGCTGCACATTCGCCAGTTCCTGGACCAACTGCAACCAAACCGCGTTCGACTGGGCATTCGCCAATGTCTCCTGCTGAAAGATTAAGTGTTGGGTTAGATGATATCGTTGTTAGATCTGAATCCTTACCTGCTAGTGCAAATAGAAGATTCTCTAGTGTTGATTCTGCGAATGTAGTATTTAGGTTTACCTGCATGCCTTGCTTGAACAACTTAGCAACGTCAAGAACCTGGTCTACTGCAACCTCACCAAAGTCAGGCTGGAATTGAATTTCCAAACCGTTCATTGTATATCCAACGTTGCGGAAATCTGCATCATTTGACAAAGTTGTCTTGTATGATACGTCTTCTACGTATGCTGGAAGGGCTGCATTTGTGAGTACGCCTGCTTCATGTGTGAAGAGGGCTGCTGCTCCAACAATAATATTGTTGCTGCTACCACGTGTATATGCCATATATTTCACCTCTTTTTTTTCTTTTGGATTAAAAGGGCTTGTTTCCTCGTATTAATTATAACCCCTTTTTAAGAGGATGAAATGTCTGTGTCCTGATGATATTCAAAGTCTATGATTATTTTATTCCCGCCATAAGTACGGGCTGTACCAAAGTCAATAATGTCTCTTACTTCTTCAAGTTGATAGACTCTAAATCTATGGAAAAAGAACTTGCAGTCCATTCCGTCTATCTGCCCTTTGGCTTTTGCCCAACTATTAATTTCTTCTGCTGTCTCATCTTCTCTGTCCATTAAACGCAAGACTGCTTCCTGAACCTGAACCATTTGCTCTGTAACATTTTCCTGTGTTGCATAGAAATAATATAAAAGTTGTTCTTGTTTTATGTGTGGGAAAGGAGACCTACGCATACGAATAAGCCTATCCCATGTAGCCATGATTCCAGCATACGGATATCTAACATCATCAATTACAACCCACTGCTCTGTTATTTCATCTATTGATGTTGGTCTAGATGGAAAGAATGGAACACCTATTCCCTGGCTATTTGTAAAATCAGTTATTTGGTCTCCACCAACCTGCTTGACAAGTTCAGGAATTTTTTCCTGAAGGTATGTGTTGATCCATAAAACTGGAGTATTAAACGTTGATGTTGATTCTGCCATTATCTCATCCTCCCTGCATTAGCAATCCACTGGTATCCAGTTTTTAGTCCTAAAGATCTACCGCCTGTTTTTGCTGATCTAAGGTTTTTACTATAAACCTGTGGAGACTTAAAGTACTGTAGAAGACCGCTTGAGTTTAAAAATGATTGTCTAAAGTATACACCAAAAAAGTTATTAAGAACATTACTAAACTGACCTTGTGTTTGTCCACCAGGATTATCTACAGTAACTTCTCTTGAAGTATAAACCTCTTGACCATCAACTTCAAACCTTAAAGCCTTTGCTCTTTTAGGCTTAATGGTAACTCCAATACCTTCTTCCATAATATTTGCTTTATTATAAAATGGAACATTAGATCCATTTTTAATTGAAGAAGATTGTTTTAAGGATGATACAAAAGTTATTCCTATGCCAGTAATTTTATAATCAATATCAAATAGCCTTGCTTCTGGGCTTCCTGTTTTTTCCCACTCATAAATATGATGAAGTAGTTCTGGAGACATTCTCGCATTTACATCAATAAACTGTGAGGCCATCTCTGCTATCTTTGGTGCTAATCCCATATAGAATGCAGACTTTCCTTTTTCAATACCGTCTAAAAATCCAGTTGAGTATTTCATTATATTGTTTATTTCTTTTTGAAACTGTCGGTTATCCATTACTACGCTAAGCATTAAATATCTACCGCCTGATTTTCAGACCTGCGTATTACTAAATTATAGTATTCGATTCCACCAAAGGGGCCAACGTATGGTTCTTGTGTAGCAATTTCAAAAATAGTTGATTTGCCTGATCTTGGGCCAGATGTTTCTGTATATATATAGTTGCAGTTTTTGTCACGAATGTTTGTTAAAACAATATTTGTTATTGAGTGGGGAGCATCTAAACTTGAGATTCTAAGATCTGTTTTTACTCTGCCAATAAGAGTTGTTTTTTGTGTAATGTTGACGTTTGGCTTTATTTCTTCATTACCTGCTGTTCCTACAGCATTAAAATTAGCAGCAATAGTTTTGTCTATAATCCAAGTTTTTTTAACATTGCCATAAGTTCCCTGGTCAACAATTGGATAATAGATATCTGCTTGTAATGGGAACATAAAATCTGGCTCTTCGCATATCATTAAATTACCCCTGGTTTGACAATGGTTTTAACATACTTGTCAAGTATTTTATCTACTAAGAAGTTTCCAGTCCCCCCAAGCATTGCTTTATCAAACTGAATTCTAAATTGATCTGTGTTGTATGATGTTACATATCTCTTGTAGTAATCTAACTTTCCACACTTAAGGTCTTCAATTAATAACTTGGCTGCATACTCAACATCTTCAGGAACTCTCAAATATCCGTGGTCTACAACGAATGTATAGTCATATCCTGATGGAAAGGCTATTCCGTCATACCCATAATACCCAAGATCGCCACTTGCAAATGGAAGTTTTTCTGCTGTTGACTCATACCTATTTAACTCCAGAACATCAGCCTGAACTCTTTGTATAGCAGTTTTGTCTAATGTTATTACATATTGATATTCATACAAATCTGGATCTGATCTATCATAAACTAAAACGTTATTCTCATAAACCTTAAATACTCTATAAACTTTTTCCCACAAAGAGAAGTAGTCTGAGCCATTGCCAGTTCCAACTATTGTTATTTTTTTATTATAAAATCCTTCTGGCACAAATGTGTCTATCATTGATCTTGCAACTAATTCTAAAATTTTATATTCAGCAATTTCGGATGCTGTTGTCCCTAATGTGTTTGGTTCTACATATGGTCTTATTAATTCATAAAACTCTTCGTAGATTGGAACCTCTATCTCGCTAACAATTTTAAAAAATTCTACTCTGTAATTATTATCGTATCTGCCAGGAAGAGAAATCTGTAAATCATCTCCTGTATCTGAACTCAAAAATTCTAAATTTTGTACTGAAAGATCTGTCATATCCGTAACTCTTGCATAAATGTTTATATTATTGTAGCCTGAAGGAACAGTGTATTCTACAACAATGTCATTGTACGGTGCAAGTCTTAATATCTCCATTGCTTATTTTCCAAATTCCTTTGCGACTTCTTCTGGAGTTGCTGTACGAATGTGAGAGCGAGTTAGCCACTTTTCAGCAGCATCCTTTTCAACAATATTATAGCCACGAGAAACCTTACCCACCTCTGACCATGAAACATTTTTTGTTGAGTAAATTGCTACTGTTTCAGTCTTTTCTTTAGCCTTTGCAACCTTCTTCTTTTCAGAAGATCTTGGTGTTTTTGTTGCTCCGATAACACCTTCTGCAACTGATCCAAGGGCCTGAACTTCTTCAGGTGCTTGATATGATGGGGCTTGTACAACTGGATTTTGATTAATGTTTTCCATGATTTCTCCTTGTTAGTATTATATCATTATAAATAGTAAGGGGAGCAGGAGCGTTAACTCCTACCCCCCCTAAAATGGACTGATTACAGATTATGAATCTGAGTTGTCAGCATCAGCGAATGCGATTGCATCCTGCTCTTCCCACTGAATACCGAAGCGAACGAAGACTGTGTATTCTACAGTGTCCTTCTTTGGCTTGTATTCACGGTTTACAGTGATATCACGCTGGAATCCCCATACACGGTTCTGTGGGAATGTCAAGTCGACATATCCTGCAGGGTAGTATGGAACTTCCTGAACATCAATTCCGAGAACACGTGTTGTACGTGCTCCACCGAATGTCTGTCCAGCACCATCAAGGTATGCTTGACGGTTTGCAGCAGTACCTGCTGGACGGTTAGCAAATGCTTCTGCTACTGCGTCTGCAAGTGTACCGTTGTTCTTGATGATTCCTTGGAATGCATCAGTACCTGCGTAGAACTTAAGGTTTGACTTAAGTGCACGGTACTTACGTGGCATTGCAAGAATGATCTTCTGCATTGCGTCTGTTGACCAAGTGTTATCAGCAATTGTTACAACTGCTTCATGTGCATCTCCGTCTGTCGTAACGCGGTTTACGAAACCTTCCATGATTGAAAGGAATGCGTCTCCACCTGTACCTGTTCCGTTGATTGCAAGGTCTTCGATATCATTACCGAAAGCGTTTGTCATCAAGCGTACAATGTGATCTTCTAGTGCTGCACCTTCGATGTTATCTTCTAGTGCTTCTGCAGATACTTCCCAGTCAAGACGAATCTTCTTTGTAGTCAATTCAACCTTTGAGAATGTTGCACCTGCGTTTGTGTAATCGCCAACTGCTTGCGCTGCTGCACGAATAACACGCTCTCCGACGTTTACCTTTTCGAGTTCCATTGTATTGGCTCTCATAGTAACGCGACGGCCATCTTGGGCGAGAATGGTTGCATCCCACACGTAGTCGATAAAACGACGTGCTTGCTCTGGGCGTAGGATACCTGATCCAGCCTCACCTGAAGGGTTAACTGCATTTGGTCCAGATGTAACTCCTGATAGTGCTGTTGGGATATTTCCTAACACGCCACCATCGGTGTAATTACCTGGTACGTTTGAACCTGCATCTGATCCAGATGCAAATGCTCCCTGACCCTGATAGAGTCCTGGTGCTGTTCCGCCTAGGTTACTTACGTTACCTGGCTGGTTCTTTTCTATATTTTGTTCCGACATATTGTCACCTCCTGTGATTTTTTACTTATTGTTTTTTTAATTAAATAAGTCGGCTGTTTTGAGGAAACTACCGCCCCATAGGGATTTTTCAACCGTTTCAGGCTGATTCTGTACTATCTCGCCGAGATCGCCAGACTTTCGGAAAGCAGTGTCTTGCTCTACAAGTTCCACACGCTTACCAAATTCATTGAAACCACTTGATACTGTTGCAATATCTTTTGCAACTGCTTCAAATGATTGTTTTGCTGTTTCAACATCTACCTTTGAAGACTTAAGCATTTCTACTTCTGCCTGCAAAGACTTAACTGTTGAAACTAGATCGCTAAAGGCTGATTCTAGAGTGTTCTTGATTTCAGCAACTGAATTAACAACTGCTTCATCTGATTTAGATACTTCTACAACTTCTTCAACTACATTAACTGCAGGTGTCTCTTCAGACTTTGCAACTTCTTCTGTCGCTACGACTGCATCAGCCTTAACAACTTCTTCTGTAGGTGATTCAATTATGGCATCAACCTCTGGAGCGACCTCTGACTTTGCTACTTCTACTGCTGCTTCTGTTTCAATAACTTCTGCAACTGTTTCTGTTTTTTCTGTCATAGGTTGTACCTCCTTGTTAATCTTAGAAGTATTAATGCCTTTAGCACTATCAACTAAGAATTTTATCATGTTTGTTTTTTCACTATCCGTTTTCTCAACGAACCCTATGTTTTCCATCTGCTCACCAGTAATTGGGCTAAGTTCTGATTCATTTTCAGATGCTATAACTATTCCATTTGCCTTATCATAAAATACATTTTCTAAAACTGTCTCGTCTCCCTTGATAACATCTACGCCATCAACCTTTTCTACTGAAACGATATTTGCAAACTGATTTGCTGGGGAATCTACAAGACTCAACTCAACCAAATCATATTCCTTAATAACCCTAATTGTTTTATCGGATTTCTCATCATAAGCGTCATCCCATTTGTTCATTTTTCCGCCAATGGAAAAACCAGTTAAAGTTCCATCTAAAACCTTTTCCCAAGTGTCTTGTGCACCCTTTGAAACATATGCAGATACAAAAACACCTTTATAAAACTTCTTTGATTCTGGATCAAAATACTTATCTTCTTTAAAGTCTACCATCTTGCCTACTGCTACTGGCTGATGCATTTCTCTAATGTTCCCACGGAATTTTGCAAAGGCTGTCATAGACGCTTCTGCTGTTACAATGTCATCCTGCTTGTCAACATTATCAAGGGATGCAAAACCAGAAACGATTCTACGCTCTTTATCTACCTTAGTTAAAGGCATAGATAGGCGAAGATTATCGCCATCTGAATTCCAATGCGCTTTTGATATAATCATGGTTATTCTATTATATACCCTTTTTTTTTAAAGTATCACTATTTGGACAAATCGGACACGTCGTCAGATTTACGACCTTCGCCTTTTGGATTTCTTCCACTTACTGTGGCTGGTCCATCAGACTGGTTG